ATATCAAGTTGTTCTTGAGTCATTGGTTTCTTTTTACCAGACATTTCCGTCTCCTATACCATAAGTTCAAAATGTGGAGCGTCGATAAACGGACGACGGCCCTGTGAGCGACGAGTGTCGATGTAATCATTCATAGCTGACTCCATGTCGCCATCCCATTGCGCAATGTTTGGCACAGTCCATGCCGCACCCCAACGGATCGGAACGTCAACTGCACGGGCACCTTCTGCCATCGCATCTGCGATCTCATCATACAAATTCAACTCCCAACGGCCTCCGTCCACATAGGCCATAAGGTCTACAGCGATACCGTCTAGGTGTTTTGATTTCATGGTTTGACTTGCACCTTTGGCAACCAATGCACGTTGCTCTTCAATAGTTCTGAGTCCACAAATCACTGAGAAGTCCTGCTTCGTCACCGTAATAGCGTGGCGAACAACTGCTACCATACGCTCATCTACGCCCTCTAGTTTTGCCAAGCTACGTTTTCCTAGTTTGTAAGCCATCTTACTTCCTTCCAAAGAATTTGGTAGCTGACCTTACGGCAAAGCTACTAGCTACGATTACACCCAACGTATATTGATACCACTCGGGCATTTGCTCCAAAGCCGCAAAGCCTTCAGCAACTGTGATGCGCCCCCAATCCCCTGTAAAACAGAGAATTAACGGGATCGAGAAGAGTAGGACGAGATACTCGTCTTTCCACGAGTTCATGGTGCCTTGCGCCATGATCTTCTCCCACTCCGCTTCCGACGTAGCGGCACTCTTCATTATGGTTGCTTTCGCTTCCGCCTCGACTAGCTTGAGGTTAGCTGCCGCCGCTTGTGCATCAGCTTTACCTTTAAGCCATCCGCCTGCCAGTTCAGTTATTGGTCCGATTAGAGCTTGTAGCATTCTTAGCCTCCATCGCGTTAAACCCGAAGTACGCAGCCGTTACACCCGACACTGACACAACATATACCGCTGCAATGTCCGCGATTAGTGACGCTGCTTTTTCCATGCCCATCAGAGAAGCCGCCAGAATCACCAAAGGGTATAAAACCATACCAGACAAGGCAAACCACGTCATGCCTCTCTGTGCGTCTCTTTTGGCGTCTGCGTCTTCCATACGACGACGGCGATCTTCCAGCATAATTTCCCTTTCATCAGGGTCAATCTTACCGTTTCCATTAAGGTCGTAATCATCTTTTTTCATCAGCATACCTTTCGGCTATCCGCTTATGCGTCGTAATTATAACCACTTTTCCATTTTTGTACACACACCAGACATTCGGCTTAATTTCGACTAATTTCAAAGCAATGGACGGCTTGTCCGGCATTTTTTACCATGACCTCTGCTTTTATCTTTTCCTTGTTGCAGTGAGCTTCTGTGCCATACGATCCAAGCTGATAATACTCAAACTGCCCCTCTATAAAACTGAGCCACACAAGTACCCACATCACCAGCGACCCCTAACCTTACCAACAATGTAAATGGCAAACGCCAAAATAACACCGCCAACAGCAAACGCTGTCAAACCAACTGCCCAGTTAATGCAATTGTCTATAAACTCTTGTTTGCGATAAGCCGCCTCTTTGCGAATACGTCGCTGTTCTGCCTCAATTCGTAAGACTTCGTCCCACGCACTAGGCCCATAAACAAAAGAAATGTGGTCTTTTATCTCCTTGCGCATTTGTTCCATCTTGCGCTTCTGATTCCAAATCAAGATCGCGGTTTCTTCATCGGAACCTTTGAACGTCTTTTCCCACCACGGCGGGTTTTTCTGACGTTCCTCTAATCTATTGAAATCACTAAACGCTTGGCCCCAAGTCGCAATGGTATTACCCATTTCTTGAATGTCCTTGCCCGTAGATATAGCCGCCTTGAGCGTTTTGTACGCCCCTGACGCTAAAGCAACGCAGCTAACGGGATCCATTAGAAGATACCCGAAAACCTTTGGGGTCGCGCAATAGGACTGAAGTCTTTAATGACCCCACCCTCATACTTCTTCTGCTTTTTCCGACCCGCTTGGTTCAATGCAATGGCTACAGCCTGATCTTGCTCATACCCTTCGCTTCTTAACGTGCTGATATTATCACTAACAGTCTGATTAGATTTACCTTTTTTTAACGGCATTACCTACTCCTCTGTCGTTGCACATCAATACGTTCACGGTTAACCGCGTTTCGCTCGTCCGCAATCTCCTCTTGCGTTTCGAGCCTTGCGGCATCTGTCGCTGCGCGTTGTTGTAGTTTAGCTTGTTCTAGCATCAATTTGTTTTGATCCGATTGAGCATCTAACTGTAGCTCTTGCTGCTTTAAACCTAATTCTTGCATACGAATCTGAACTAGAGGGTCTGCTGCTGGATCTTGTGGAGGCGGTGCAACCATCTGAGCAATCTGCTGTACAAGCTGTTGTTCAATTTGAGCAACTGTACGAGCCATGGACGCAGGATCCTGCTGTAATTGTTGCATCTGCTGTTGTGCTTGTTGTGGATTTATTCCACCACTTTGAACGAGAAGCTGTAATTGTTGCATCTGCTGTTGCATCTGCTGTTGTGCCTGCTCTTGAGCAAGGAGAGATATATGTTCTTGTAAATGACCATATAATGCAGCTTGCAAAGGAGCCGCTGCCATAATCATTGGCGTTTTCATAAACGCAACATGAGCCGCAATATGTGCATTGTGATCTTGACCAGGAAACGCTTGTACACCACTGCCTTTAAGTACGGCAGCATGTTCCATAGCCGGATCTGTAGGCTGTGGCTGTGGCGGCGGCGGTAAAATCTCATCAATGTTTTGCACTTCTAAGGCTTGATACATACGCCTGTAGGCTGCCTGTAGATTATGCATCTGAGGATTCGACTGAGCCAGTTGTAGTTGACTTTGAGCCAACGACACACGTTGTGCCATCGAAAAAATATTTGGATCACTGACGGGCAGGATATCTACCCGACCGTCAAAATCAGTGACTTTGATTGCAGACTGAGCATTTGCAACAGGATACGGATACGCTTCTGGTAAATTTTCCGCAATTATTCGAGCCAAAATACGGAACTCGTTTTTCTGAGCGTAATGCAAACGTTTGTGTATCGCAGATAAAACTTTCATCCCGCGTTCCAACATCGCCACAGTAGTGCCTACAGGCATCTCCTGGTTCATGTTTTGAACTTGGTTGTCCGCAACAGATACAAAGCGTCTTCCGCCGTCTACAAGTGCCCCTAGAAGCTGTGAGAGCGTTGCAGAAGGTTCCTTATAGGGCAACGGAATAATCGAGTCCCTAATATTGCCTCCAGGCGCGTCAATGTCCCTCCACTCCCCAGGCTGCAGTGGCTCGTCATCATTACGAACCCGCACCCCTCTGGCCTTGAATCCTGCTGGGAGATTGGCAAGAGTACCTGCATCGATCAATTGTCGGAGGAGACTCGTTGCCGCACGACCAAGACCCCCAATCATATGGGTTAAGCCAAAGCCATAGAAACCTAGACCTGGCATGAACTTGTAGTGAACAAAGTATTGAATCTTTTGTTTGAAGGGATCTCCTTCCATATAGTTACGACGAATAGCTAAAATAGTAGAACTATCTCGATCTAACGTAACAATGTACGGAAGTTTAATTCCTGTCGGTTCTCCACTCTCATCAACATCCTCGAAGCCTTCAATGTCTAAATCAACATGCATTTCAAGAATTGTATGAATGTCGTCCGTATAAGATTTAGATGTGCCCTGTAGTTCATCTACTTTTTGATTAACAGGGTTCTCTTCGTCATCTCCTGCCGAAGAAAGTTCAATGTCCCTATACATCCCCGCAACTTGTTGCTTTCGCAAATCGTTGTCTGACATTTTTAAAACATGCGTAATACGTGGCGCAGTTGCTAAGTCACTTGCAGAATATGGAACAACAACATCTTGAGCAGGTACAAACTTAGACACAGGGCGATTCCGAACGGAATCAAAGTATATTTTCTTAAACGTTGACCCACTTAAAGGAAGATAAAACAAAAGCTGATCCAAGTCTGGATCGAACTCTTCCATTTCTTCTGTGATTAAATAGTTCATATAATCCTTGACACGTTTGGCTTGCGCTTCCGTTTCTTTGTTTTGCAAACCAATAACTTGTGTTCTTACAGGGCCACCTGAAGGAAGTAATTCTTTGTAGGCTTGCGCCTGAAACTGTGTGACGCTCTCACTAATCAAAGGATGGGTTACACCGCTTGCGCCTTGAAATGGTTCTGAACGCTCAATTGTTTTAAGACCTAAAAGATCTAACCCTTTGGTGTACGTTTCTTCCCAATCGTCTCTAGATTCATTGTCGTCTTCGTAAGACGCCAACAACTCACTAGCAATCTCTCCCATTTCACTATCGTCAAGATACTCTGCTAAGTTAGCATCAAACGGGATTAACTCCTCTTGGTTCATTTGTCCGCTTAGAGCTTGCGCCAGAGCTTGTACGATTGCTCCGCCTTGACCGTCCGGTATGACTTCCGCTCCGTTTTCGAACATTTCAGGGCGTTCAACGGGAACCTCAACAGAAGCCTCTGTCGGCATCATGTCTTCAGGACGAATCCCAGAATCTACAAGTGGTGGCAACGCCATCAGTAATACTCCTTAATACGAGGAACTTCTATTTCCTCTTCGCGTTCATTGTGCAAAGAAATAAACCCTCCTTGCCTAAAACGCATCAAAGCTAACGTCATACTATCACAAAAGTCATCGTGATCGCCATTAGGAAATGAAACTACTTCCTCAATGACTTCGTCAGCAAACTTTTTGTCAATTGGTGCCCATACTACACTAGCTTCAAATAATGGGGCAACCATGTGCATTCTGGTTACTTTGTCCTTGCCCTTACCAGGCGAAAAGCCAAGTGCTGGAATACCGCGTAACCGCAACTCGTCAATGAGTGGCATCCCCGTCGCTTTCGCTTCGACCAACACCATATCCGGTTCCCAGTATTCGTGTTCTTCATACGCAACCTCTTTTAGTTCAGGAAAATTCCATCGACCACGTCGCGCATCCAAAAGTATAATCTGCTCTGGTCCCCCATCCTCTGGGTGAAAAATGCCCCACGTTGTGATAGCAGAATAGTCCGCCGTCTCTTTCTTCGAGAACGCTGTATCATATGCTTGTATAATGTAATCAACAGGAGGGATTTCTTCCTTTTCCCAAGGTTGCCACCACTCCCGCTTAATAATAGCTGACTCTGATGCGGTCGGAGTTTGTTGCCACTGCGCATTCCACTTACCTACAGGCAGCGATGCCTTAATCGACAACAATGCGTCTTTTTCCCAGAACTCAGGCCACAACGGCTTGTCGCTCGGCAAGATAGCTGGAAACTCCACAACCTCCCATTGATCCGCCATTTTGTCGCTTGCTTGATTAGAAACTAATCGCCCTGTCAGGTCTTTCTTACCCCAGCGTGTCATAACTAAGATGATTGCACCGCCAGGTTGTAAACGTTGTCGTGGACCAGAAGTGTACCACTCATATGCGTGGTCAAATGCCGTTTCGCTTAACGCATCTTGTTCCGAATGCGGGTCATCAATGATGAACAAGTCCGCACCACGGCCTGTAACGGCGGCTCCAACACCCGCAGC